AGCACGCCAACCACGTTCGAGGCGTTCTGGTAGGCGAAATTCGCGCAACGGCTGTCGATCTCTTGCGCCATGGCGGCGGCGCAGGGGTCCCAATAGTTCTCGCGCAGTTCCTCTTCGGAGCGTTCCAGCTTGACGGCTTTCTCGTAGTCGTCCCATTCGAAACCGATCTGTAACCACTGATCGAGAGAGATCGTGGTGGACAGGCGTGCGATCCCTTGCGGGTCGTAGCCCATGCCGTCGGTGACGGTAGGACGCCACGGGAACTTGATCGTGACGGAGCTGCCCGGCGCGAATTCCTTATTGAAGTCCTTTTCCCAACTGCGATTGAAATACTCGGCTGCTACCAGTTGGTTAAGCAACAGCCGCAGGATCTCCATGGAGACCCACGAGGTGTTCAGAAATTGATTGGCCACGGATTACCCTCTGCGGCGCGCCAGGTCGCGTGCATTGGCTGCACGGGAATAGGCCTTGAAGTCGCCGCCGGTTGAGGCGCTTTCCACCGCGTCGAGAGGTGCGCTGGCATGGCCAGACACTTCACGGGGCGGGGCGGGCGCTTTGGATGCGGTTTTAGCTGGTTGGAAACGTCCGGAGGTATCGCGGGCTGCGGTCTCTGTCTCTGTCGCCGTGTCGGGCTTGCCCGCGCCCTTGGCCAGCTCGTCTTGTACGAGTCGCTCCATGAACACGATCTTGCGCACGGCGGCGCCGGGGTTCGACTTGGCTAACGCGACGAATTCCTTCACGTCGGCCTTCGATCCCAGGGTGTACAACAGATCCACAATCACGGGAGACTGATCGATCAGCGCACTGACCACGCCAGGTACGCCGCTGTCGGCCGAGAATATTCCCTTGGCCGTGGCGACGATGGTGTCGCCGGCAGTTTCGCCGTAGCGCTTGTTGGCGTCCGCGACTTTGGCAGTCAGCTCGCGCTCTTGCACCTGCTGCGCTTGCTGAGTTTGGAAGTCGGATACCGCCTTGCGCGCCTGGTACGCGGAATTCTCTTCGTGATACTTCTCAATGGCCGCTTCCCTACTCTCCCAATCCCCGCGCCAATTCTTGAAGTCCGGCTTAACCGGAGGCTTCAGGAGATCGGAGGGTTGGGTGGGCGCTGGCGCGGCGGATGGGGCCGGTTTGACATCTTTGTCGCCTGCTGGTTCACGTGCGGCTTGCGCGGCTTCGCGCTTGTATGTTTTGAGTTCGGACGGAGAGAGTCCCGCGCGTTTGAGATCGGCCAGGACTTCCTGGAGTCTGGTTTCCGCGGTGGAACGTTTCGGTTCCTGCTTATGGGTACCCGCTTCCGGGGCGGGGGCAGTGTTGTCGCCCGGCTCATCGCCGGACGCGGAGGCAGATGCCGGGTCTGCGGTTTTCGGCTCCGGCGCGCGTCCCTTGAACCGCCAGGCGGCATAAGCCGCGGGGTCCTGGGGTGCAACGCTGGTGAGAGGTGTTTCGGCGGTTGTCGATTCCGCGACTGCTACGACGGGTTCTGGCATAATTCGGTGGCCGGATAACGCTCTGGCGAGGCGGGGTACTGCTAAAAAGCTTGTGGCGGCTGCTGCTGCGCGGCCTGCTGCGCCTGCGCCGCCTGCTGGGCGGTAGCGTCCTGCGCGGAGGCCTGCTGGTCGGTGGCATGCGCCTGCGCACCCTGCTGCAAGACGGCACTGTGTGCTTGATCGGAACCCTGGAGGCCTGCGGCATGCGCCTGCGCCTGCTGCTGTAGCGATTGCGCGTTGGCGTGATCCTGAGCCTGGGTCGCGACTTCGTGGCCCGTGTCCAGATATTTGTGGGCCAGGTCGCTCACAAACTCCATGCGCTCCGAAAGGTTTTGAGCCTGGGTATTGATCTCGGCGATGGCGAGGGCGTTCTCTTCGCGCATCTTTTCGAGTTGCATCTTGTACTCGTTATCGACGACGTGGCCGGCCTTCTCCAGTTGGAGCTTTTGCAGCTCGCCCTGCATGGCCTGGAGGAGTTGGCCTTGCTGCTGCATCTGCGCCTGCTGCTGCGCGGCCTGCTGGCCAGCCTGCGCCTGATTGGCGGGCGGGGATATAATATCCGCCATTTCGTCGCCCTTCGGCCCCAGCTCTTTCATCTGGATGGCCAACGCGAGCAGCTTGGCGGCCTGCGGCGGGGCCACGGGCAGCGTCTGGAGGTTCTGTATCAGCAAATCGAGAAAGTCGCTGGCGGCCTGCTGTTGCGTTTGCACCGATGGGCCGGTGGATACAGCCACATCGTGGTCGGCGTCTTCTTCGATGGGATAGTGACGCATCTCGCCGGACTGCGCGTCCAGGTACGGCTCGGCGGTGTTGAGCCGCACGATGTCGTGCGAGTCGTCGGGCTTGCGCAGCGCTTCGGTGCGTTCCGTGTCGCCGCCGTAGGTTGAGGCAACCCAGGAGTCGATCACGCGCCCGCCGTAAGCAACGGCCCGGTCGTAGCCGTCCACGAAATGAAACGAGCCGATCTCTTGCTGCTGTTTGACTTCCTGCAACGCCACGCCCGATTTCTGGTTGTCGCGCTGTGCGGCGGTTGGCAGCGGGCTGATGCCCATGGCCGCCTGAATCGCGCGCCGGCAGGAATCCTTGGCGACTTCATACGCCCCAAAGTTGGGCGTAAAATTTTCGCGACTCGGCAACGGCAGGACGCCGCCCGTTGCGCCGTCGATCACCACATCCGCCTGTAGGTAGGCGTGCGGGATTTTGGTGCAGGTGTCCCAGGCTTCCTTGTCTGTCTCGAACTGGCCGACGTAGCCTTTATACGGCGACTTCGGCGTGAGCCCGGCCTCCTCCATCTCTTGCGAGTTGAGATAGGCGAGAGACATCTGGGGATCGCGCGCCAGGCGCGGCAGCGAAAACAGAATGCGTTTAGCAATGCCGCCTTCGTCCACCCAGCGCTCCAGGCCGATCATCGGAATGATGGGGATGTGAATGCCCGGCTGCGGGTTGCGCTCGAGGATCTCCACGCCGTTGGTGAAGTACTGCATCACCGTCTTCTTCTCGATGGCGCGCTGGCCTTTGGCCTTCTTCCGGATGGTGGTGGTGATGACTTTCCAGTACTCGGCGGTCAGGACGCTCTTATCCTGTATCCAGTCTTTGGCGAGCAGCATGTGCTCGGGGGCAAAGTCGGTGATCTGAGCCTCCGGAAACTGGCGTTTGAAATCCGCCTTGAGCATCGGGTCCAGAACGAAGACCGCGCTGGCGTCGGACCAGTCCGGCTTTTTGCAGTCCGGATCGTATAGGACGCTGTTCGGGTTGCCGATGGCGGAAATGGTGATCTGCTGATCGTCGTTGTCCGGGTCGTCGGGGACAACATACTCGCGCCCGATGCGGAAGAAGCCGTAGCTGCCTTCCACCATCTGCTGGAACGCGGTGAGATACACCGAGGGACCGTTGGACCGATACTCGATTGCGCGGATGAGGTTCTGGCGCGTCTCGGCGGTTTGGTCGTTCGAGTTCTTGCCGCCTGGGCTGATCTTGATGCCACGCTTGTTTTCGCGGACGGAGTTGACACAACTTTGAACGTACTGGCCCAGCTCGTCGTGGTTCACGCACGGCCGCCCCGCCGCCGCTCTCGCGCGCCGGTCTACGTCAGTCCACGGATCTCCGCACACATACCGTAGGTCAGTATTCCTTTCATCCCTGCTCTCTTTCCACCGATCGTCGAAGTAGCGAAACTTCTCGCGTATCTCACGCAGCAACTCCTCATCGTCCTCGCTCACATCCTGCAATGGCGGATTGATGGGGTACTCGGAGTCGCTCGTTTCGGATTGGTCAAAGGCGGACATGGGTCAGGCGTTGAAGGCAGTGGCGGGTTCGTCGAAAATCGACATGAGAATCAGGCGCACGCGAGCCAGGCGCGCGCGGTCGGCGTCGTTGGCGAGCGGGTGGTCTGCGGAATCTAGGAGATAGTCAAGCTGGTCGTGCAGAACATCCGCAAGCGAGGCGGGTTCACAGACGCGGCACGGTTCGGCGAATGCTGGCGCCATGGCAGCGTCACGGGCAGTCGGGGCAAGTTTCCTGGCAGTCCCCTAACGCCTCGTTGTAAGTCCAGCCGGCATTGCGCGCCGCGAAGATGGCGTTGGCTTGGTTGACGGCGGGGAAGGCTTCGGTGCGCGTGCATTTCTTGCAGGTCAAAATCAAATGACCCCGGCCAAAAGCCTCGTTCACCGCGGCCTGCGCGGTTTCTTTATCCAATTCGCGGGCGTCCACGACCTGCTCGGTTGCGATTTCCGGCACGTTGAAGGCGTGCAGCATGCCGTCCGCGTCCACTGTGGGAAGCTGCTGCGCTTCCGCCAGCGCTCCGGACTCGGACATATAGGCGTCGAGCGGTTTGGCGTGGAAGGCCAGGTATGGCTTCATCGCCTCGTACATATCGCGCCGCGTTTCGGGCTGCGCGGCGGTGAGTAGTTGGCGGAAGTGCTCGTGATCTCTCACGTAGCTCGCCAGCTCGTTGCACAGGCGCATCGGGTTGTCGAGTGCGCCGAGGCCGGCGGATGCCAGCAAGCGGTTCAGCGCGTGCTTTTGTTGCCGGGTTTGGTACATTAGGCCGCGCCGCCGCACATGGGGCAAGCCGCGCCCGCGAGCGTGTTCGCGACGGAAGTGGGCTTGCGCGCTTTGGGAAGCTTCGGACTCAGGATGCTCTGCGCCTTCGCTCTGATGGCGGACGCCTGGATGGGCGAGAGCTTTCCGGGTGTCTTGATGGACGGTAGTTTCATTTTTTAACTCCAGGGGCTTGACGGCTGCATGCGCCGCCGTTCAGCCGGCGGCTTGTCCGCCTTCGGCTGTCTCACTGCCACCGCCGCGCCCATGAACGCGCTCGCGGAATGCGAATACTGATTGTGTAGCGGCTTGCGCTGGCCTACGCCGTCCGCGCTCAGCGCGGGCCACTGGTAGCAACGAAGCGACTGCAATCCGTCCGCGCACTTGATCGCGTCGAAGCGGCAGGTGGGAAAGATGGTGCGCGCCGCATTGATCTGTTCGGTTACCAGCATCTTCGGCACCAGGCGCGGCTTGCGGCCGGCATTGCGCATGAGCTGTTCGATGGACATCGACCGGTCGCCGGCGAGCCTGCCGTGGATGATGGTGTCAATGCCGTCGTGCGGCAGCCAGTCCGTGCCGTAGAGATAGCCCTTGTCTTGCAGCTTCACCAGGTAATCCGAGATTTCCAGGCGGTCGGCCTCGAGGTGATCTATGAAGTTGTACCAGCCGTCGTAAGCCTGCAGAAACCAGATCGCCGTAGGGTCGCCGAATCCCAGGTCCCACACGGTATCAACCGGGCGGGTGCGATCATACGGCACATCGCCGATCCTGCCGGAGGCGGCCGCCGCTTTCATTTCGGGGCCGAAGATCGCGCCTTCGACTTCGCTGTCCGGTTCACCGCCATAGATGTGCGCGAACTTGGCGGGTTCGGTATCGCGCATGTGCGCGATGCGGGTCTTAGAGATTTCGGACAGCCACTTGTTATCGAGGTAGCTGGTCTTGACGCTTACCGCGCCGGGCGGCGGGTTCAGCACGCAGTGCTTGTAGGTGGGATCGGTGGCCAGTTTCGGATTGAAGCAGCACCACACCTCGCTGCCGATCACGCCCAGTTCCGGGTGCATGCTCTGCTTGCGGATGGTGGGGATCACCGTGTCCCAGGACTTCTGAGACACGTTATCGGCTTCCTCGATCCAGATGCCGTCAAGCCCTTCCATGGACTTGATTTCCGAAACGTTGTGATGAAGTCCGGCGAATACGAACTGGCTGTAACCGGGCGTCAGCGGCTCGCCCTTGCCGTCCATCGTGGAGCCATACATGCCGGTTGTGTGCAGCTTCGTGCCGGTGATCTGCGCCTTCTCGATGACGTAGAAGCTTTGTAAGCCGAGGCTTTCAATCTGCTCTTCGAGGAGGTGGTGAACCGACTCCGCAAGAGACTTCATGGTCTCGCGGGCGCAGAGCCAGCGCAGCTTGTGCTGCGCACCCATGATCAGGAGCGCGCGCGCCATGCCCCACGACTTCATCCCGTCGCGTCCGCCGTAGAGGTACTTGTCTGAGTGCGGCTCGAACAGGAAGGCGAACTTTTCGGGGAACTCGGCTCTCATGCTAGGGTGTAGTCATACCCTTGATTTCGACAAGGCGGCAGACGTTGCAACCGGAACGGTACGGGAGTCGGGCTGGCACGCAAAGACCGGGGCCTAAGTGGCGGCAACACCGTAAAGCCGCCCGCCCCGAGAAACTCGAACTTTTCGGGGAACTCGGCTCTCATGCTATAGTCGTGGCTTGCGGGGCCACCCCCGCCGCGCCAAACCTTGAACGCAAGCTGTTGTTCCGGGCGGTGTGAGTCTGCCGAATCCAGTTGGTGCAGACCTAGAGGCAACCCGATAACCTGGGCGGACAGGTTGGGAAGCTGCTCGTTATAAGACTGGAACCGGATGCGAGCAAACTGCTGATGGCTGGAGGAGGTCCGCCCTCCTCCAGCTCCGCTCTCACAATTCAGTTGCCTTGACGAACACCACTTCCAGCCGTGTGTCGATGGCCGCGCCGTCCTTGCCGGTGACTTCCAGTTTTTTGCCGAACTCTTCGGGGAACGCGCCGCGCAACAGCATCTGGTGCAGGCCGCTATCGCGCCGCTTCACGTGGCCGCACAGAACACCCTGGTAGAATACGGGCTCTGTCCAGCCGACCGTAGAGAACTCGATTGCCTTGTCTTTGAGAAACTGCCGCGCCACGAGGTGCGCGCGCTTGAAGGCCTCGGCGTATGCGGGGTATTCCTCAATCCATCGATAGTGGTTGCGCACGCCGATCTGGGCCGCGCGGGCCGAGGCCGTCAGGTTGGCGCTCTTGCGGTATGCGGCCAGGAAGGCGCGTGCTTTGGCGACAGTCGATAGGAGCGGCTTCCGTTTCATTCAGTCTTCGAACGAGCCCCACCAGCGCCAGAACGCCAGCGTGGCCGTGTCGCTGATCGACGCGAGTAGGCGGGCCTCTTCGGTGGTTGAAATTGCCAGAGGCTGCTCTTTTTCAACTGGTTTAGGCATCGCATACCGAACTGCGGAGCGCGCGGTTTTCGAGCACTGACACCCGCTCTTCAATGTGCGACGTGCGGTCGCTGAGCGTGAGGTGCAATTGCAGGATCTGGGCGCGCATCTCGGTGCGGATCAGCAGCCACAGCACGGCCCCGGCCGGAAGCACCACGGCGGCAACGGCGGACACGATTGAGGGGAGGGGTAGCATGGGAAAATGGTGGCTCGATGAGGATAGTTCCCTTAACCCTCACACAGGCAAACGATCTGGTAGCCCGGCTACACCGCCATCACAAACCGGCGGTAGGCCATCGGTTTAGCATCGGAGTGCAGGACGGCGGCAAGCTGGTAGGCGCGGCAATTGTGGGCCGCCCCGTGGCGCGCCGATGCGATCCCTACCTGACGGCCGAAGTAACTCGGCTGGTAACGGACGGCACCAAGAACGCTTGCTCTATCCTCTACGCGGCGGCCGCGAGGATCGCCCGCGAGATGGGCTACACGCGAATTCAGACTTACATCTTGGAGAGCGAGCCAGGCACGAGCCTGGAGGCTGCCGCATGGGATTACGAAGCGGGTGTGGATGCCGACGACTGGAATCACTCAAAAGCTAACGCAGGGAAGCGCCGCACCGATCAACCGATGGGCGCGAAGAAACGCTATGGCAAGCTGTTGAACGACGCGCCGCTTATGCGGCTGCCGCGAGTGCGGCCGGTGCCAGGCAATGCGGGCTGAACCAGATGCGCTCGCGATTGGCGTTCTCCATGCCGGGGCCAGTGTGGCGTGCGCGTACCCGCCGTGAGCCTTCCATGGCACGCAGGCCCAATCGTCGGGCATCTGGTGTTCGCCTTCATAGCCGCAGAGAGCAATGCGTAGCTTGGGGTTGTCGCCGTTGGCGATGGCCCATTCTCTGACTTCGTGCGCTACGGTCAGGCTGTCCATGGCGTATATGTTGGCGGTGCGCTTGGCGGTGTCCGCATAGGGCGGGTCCAGGAACACGCCAGTGAGGCCGTGATTGAACGTAACGCACGGGGTGGTTACGCGCTTCCAATCGCCACAACAGACGCGCACGCGGCGCAGCCGCGCGGCCAGCTCGTTGAAGTATCCGACTAGGTCGGCGCAGCGTTGAGCGTGTACGCCCATGCCTGCATTGCCGAGGTGCGGTCGTCTGCGATGGACGCCCATGCCTCTGCCGAGGTACGGCCTTTGGTGGCTCGGTCGCTCGTCGCGACACCACCCGCTGCCGATCCATGCGGAGATGCCCCACACCCACCAGCCTGCAATCTTGGCGTCGAAGTAATCCGGGTCGGCCTTCATGCGCTCGCGGAACTCTTCTTGCTGCGTGAGCCACAAGTGCCGCGCCTGCATGTCGGCTTCATTGACCGGCCAATCCGCGGCCAGCGCTACGGCTTCGGGATCGTGTTGCAACGCCCGCCAGAAGTTGGCCAGCATGCAATCAAGGTCGTTGACGGTCTCGGTGTGCGGCTCATCCGGCCGGCTCAGCAGAACAGCACCCGAGCCGAAGAACGGCTCGACGTAGTTCTTGACCTCGCCAAAGCGCTCCCAAACGAAATGGGCCGCGCGGCTCTTACCGCCGAAATACGGGAAGGGGGCTTTTATCACGCCTTGAGGGCCAACGCGAACGCGGTAACCACGTAACTGAAAAGCGGAGTGTCCGCCGAGATCCCGCAGCCAGTGGCCACGCCTTGCAGGTACGCTTCGCTGTTGTTTTCGCTGGGCGGCGCCCAGGACATGATCACTTGGCGCAGCGTCCAGCCCTTGGCGATGTCTGCGTACAACTGGCGGTAGCCGGCGACAATGCCTTGCCATGCGGTCGGAAACTTGGCGAAGACGTGACTGCCGACTTTGATCGGCGTGGCGCCCATCTGGCCGGCGAATTCCAGGTCACCCGGGTTATCCAGGCGGCGCGGCACCACGGTCGGGTCGGGATTGTCCCAGCCTTCTTGCTTGGCGATGTAGGCGAAAATGCTGTCGATCACATTCACGTCAGTTGCACGGAGGCCGTGCTATCGAGCGTTTCTACCGAGATCACGGGCATCACATCCCCGCTGGGCTCGATCAGAGAGCCGACGAGCTTGCCTATCTCGCGGTTCAGGGACACGCCCAGCTTCGGGTAAGCTCCGTCAATGTGGACTTGGATTGTCATAGTCGCGTTTGGTTTGGCAGGCTTGTTCTGAGGCATCCAGCACCTCCCGGTGCAGGTTGGCCCAGGCGTGGCGGTTTGAATGCAGCCGGGACAGCCTTCCATTACGCCAGGGGCAGCGGAGGGCCAGGGCATCGGTCAGTCTTTCGGAATGGCTTTGCCGCGCAACTTCAGAGCGGCGGCCTTCGCCACGTAGGCGATGGCTGCGAAACCCACGCGGAAGAAAGTGCCGACACCAGGGCGAAACGGCGCTTTGGGATACGCGGTGTTGTGCTCGTGGAGCGGGTTATCGGAAGGCGAGGGCATTGACGCTATTTCTCTTCTGGATGGAGGCCAATTTGGTGCGGTCCCGCGCGGTGAGCGTAACCGGCGCGGTGATACGCGCTTGCAGTGCGGCGGTGGTGCGCGCGGCGGCCGTGGCGGGCTGGAACGGAGCCAGAAACGCGTGGATGGCGTCGGTCACGAGGGAGACCCATACCTGGATCGCCGGGTCGGGGATCAGGAGAGATTGCGCGCAAACGTCGATCTTGGAGGCCTTCTGCACTGCGGTATCGTTGGTGCCGACTTCGGCGATGATGCAGGATGTGAATGCCGTGGCGGACGCGCCGTAGGTCACCACATCGGCTTTGAGTGCCGGCGGGATGCCAGGCAGCGATTGGACCAGCGTTTCCGTGGCAGTGACTACCGTGTCGATGGCCGTGACCGCTTCCGAGGTGGTGCAGGCGGTCATGAAAAAAGCGCCGATCAGCAGGACGGGCGCGTAAAAGAGACGAGAGAGTGTCATGCGTCCCATTATGCGGCTTGCGGGCTGCGGGCGGGCGCGAACATCAAGGCCAGGTGCGTGCGGTTCTGCGCGCCGGTCTTCATGTAGATCGCGGACAGGTATTGCTTGACCGTGCCGGGCGTGATGCCCAGCTCGTGAGCAATCTCTTTGCTGCCCTTGGCTTCCGCCACCAGCGCTATCACCTGCTTCTCGCGGGCGGTCAGTGGGCGCGGGCGCATCTGCTCTGCGATTTGCTCGGGAGTATAAACGTGGTGGAAACCTTGGGACATTTTTTCTTGCTAAGCGAAACGCTAACCCCGAGCCAGGCCAAGCCGGCGCGAGTGATGAGGTGACTCTGCGCGACAGTGGCGGGCCAGGCTCGCAGGGTGGGGCTAGCTATCTCCCGAAGGAGTGGCGGGAGCCTGGAGTACAAATCCTATGTGGCGATGCCGGGGCTGGGGCCGTCCGCGTTCTCTAAAGTCCAAAGGAAGGTAGCGAGCCTATACTTAGCGTCGCTGCGGGCCTGCTCGGCTTCCATCAATGCCTTCTCGGTTTCGAGGAGCCGGTCAAAATATGCACGCAGATCGCTGCTTTGGCCTTTGGTCAACATGTCGGATGATCCTATGCGGCTATGCTGATGGCGCTGCCGCTCTTCTGGCGCTCCCACCATCCCGGCCAGGGGCCGAAAGCGGAAGACTGATGCCGGAACACGGGCCGAATCGGGATCACCTGCGCGATTTCGCGCATTTTGGTGACGTGGCCTTTGCTCGATAGCCATTTCCAATCGCCACGGATGGCCAGCGCGGAGGCCTGCGCGGCGGGAATCCTCACGTCGCGGCCGTGCGTGATAACGCGCACGAGGGCCGCCGTGGAGGCGAGCAGCTTGATCAAATCCGATCTGGAGTCTTCACACATATACGCAGCAATCCTTTGGGACGCCTGGGTAACGCCAAACCAGCCGCCATCCGGCGGCGCGAAGCTATGCAGCGAGGGGCTGCGCTTTGGGAACCGGCCGCAAATGCCGCGGGCCGGTACGAGACTGCATGGTGTAGAGGCTGCCGGGGTCCTTGGGGTCGGGAAGGTGCTTCAGTGCAATGCCAACACGCCGCATGAAGGTGGGCACGCCCCATTCTTTGCGGAGTTTGGTCAAACCGGCGAGGGTGATGACGCGCTGCTGGTCGCACGGAGTGACAACCACACTATATTGGCGGCCTGAAACGGTGGCTGACTGCTCTGGGGGGAGATCGGGACACGCTGCCAAGATCGTGGCGCGCAGCTCCGCGTGCCGGGCGATCTTTGGCTTGAAGGACTGGATTTCGAAATCCAGCGTTGCGAACTCATCGACTAAGAAGGTATCCATCTGCGCAAAGTCGAATATTGAAGCCGGGCTGAAGGTGCTTGCCATTCCAACGTCCAATCGGAGGGCAATAACCCGACGTCGGGCGTTACGCGCGTCTACCGCGACGAAGGCCCAGCAGGACTCTATCGTCCCAAACTCAGAGCCAAAGGGGAAGTCCCCTAAAGGTCATCCCCCGAATTGGTGACGAAGCTACAGGCCAAATTATCTGAAGCCGGGGAGTCGGCCATACTTGATTGGTGAAGCAAATCTACAAACGCACAGGCAACACCACGAAGAACGGCGTTACCACGGTGCGCTACGTGCACCTGGTGATCCTGTCCGACCAGGAGCGGGCCATCGTCTGGATGCTGGTGTTGGGCGTGTCACGCAAGGACATCGCCGCCACGCTCAAGATCGGCGCGGAGACGTTGAAGACGCACATCGCGCGCGTCATGGGGCCGTTGCAGCTGTACGGCATGACTCAGCTCACGCGCTGGGCACTGACTCACCAGGGATCGATGGCCGGCGAGGCTGTGTCGCCGGATCTGCATCCTGCCGGGTGCGAGTGCAAGGGCGGCTTTTGCCTGGGCATGCGGCTGGCGCGGAAGATCGGGACGCCTACGGTGGTGTTGCCGCTGCCGGCCGGCCCGCTGTTCGTGGTGGAACCTAAAGTGTGCGTGACATCCAAGGTTGCACGGCGCAAAAGATCAGGCGCGGCGGGCGAGTTAGAATCGATTGCGGGGAGTGCGTTACGAGGGGGGCCGCACGTCACCACGGCCCCCGAGGGTAGTCCAAAAACAGCACAACTGTGACTCATCATAGCGCGTTTGGAGGGCGTTTGGCGGGCTTTTCGCGGGGCCGGGGTTGTGCTCATCGTTACTGCACAGATGGGCAGTCATCCGCACAGGCAGGCCTTTTCCGGTACGTCCCATAGTACTTTTCCTACTTGCGTGAGCGGCCGGCGCGGCGCTACGCTAGCCACCAGAGTTTGCAGCGCCTGGCACTGCCGATCTTCCTCAGAATCGGGCGCTAACCTTGTTCGGCGCTGCAAACGCTCTCGTAGCGGAGAGAACTCTTGAAATCCACACAAATTATCGGGAGGTGTCCAATGAAGCGCTGGTGGTGTCGTCTTATGCACAACGCGCTGATGCAGCCCGTCCACGGCCGCGCAATCTGCGGCCGTTGCCTACAGGTCTGGAGGGTATTATGACCTACGACGCTGGAACGCTCATGGAATTGGAGCGACTCGCGGATAAGCTGGAGGCTAAGGGCAAAAAGCCCCTAGCCGTCGCCGCCTTGCGTGACTTTTGCGCCATCAAGAGGGCTGCGGGCGTGCGCGCCGTGATGGCACCGGGCATGGCTCCCCCGCATTTCGCAATCCACCTGCCACGCTACTTAGTAGAGCGCCCCCGGTTTCCGAGCACCTGGCGAAAGCGAGGCTGCGTATGATCGCCGAAGACCGGCCGGCGAAGGGCACGCTGCGCCTGCGCTGGGCCAACGGCGATGCCGGCCGAGTCAATCTGCCATCCGTGGCTGGCGTGCCGCTCGGCAGGCGTCGATACGTCTGGCTGGGGCCGAAGGTGTGTCTGGTACTCACGCGCATCAAAGGCGGGTGGAGCACTACGTGGCGGCCGCGCGCGGGAGGTGCGTCGTGAGGCGATCCAGCGCCGAGATCCGGCGTGCCATCGACAGATCCAATGAAGCCGCGGCGGCGTGCCAAGAGGGCGACTATCTGGCCGAGCGCGCCGTGCACCTCTATGCCGTCGATCTGCTACGCTGGGCGGCCGGCGAGCCAGGCACGCGGTTTGGCAAGTGGCTCAATCAGCCGAATTCAAAAGTTGTGGGAATAGACAAAGGAGCAAAATGATGAGTGACGGTAGGATTAATCCGATAGGCGGCGTCCAGTGAGTAACCCAAAACGCAAACCGGAGGTAACCGAAAAGAAAGCGGACGGGCCGCTTGTGCGGCTCATGAAAGAAATGGGATCGAAAACCGGCGAGTTTGCGCCGGAACCGAGGGACCAATACGTGTGGCAGAAAAACAATGGGGAAACAGCTTTAGACCGCCTGATTGGCTATGTGAAATTGCATAGCGTCGGGCGACACCCACCTTGCGCCTTCATGGTGCATGAGAACGGGAACCCGTATAGCAGCCGGCAAATCGCGGTTGGACTGGGTTGGACCCATGGGCACACCCAAAATACGATTACCGCCGGGAAGCGAGCAGGCCTGCTGCGCCAACTCGGGCGCCGCGGTGCTATCGGCCTGTCCGGCCAGGTTCCGGGTGCCAGCGAAGAAAGGCGAAATAACGGGGACGAAGCCGACAAAGCGAAATCACCTGTACAGGTGATTTCGCTTTTTCTCAACCATGGCTTACTCGCTCATATAAAAGGACTTAGCCACGAATTGCAGAAAGAGGCTTTTTTGTATGCCAAGGCCTTCGACACATGGGCTGCCGGGGTTCAAGCTCGCAAAGCCGCGGAGGGTCGGCAGATCGTTCACGAGGCCCAGTATAACGTGTTTCCGCTGTTCGGGTACAAGCCGCCGCCAGCCAAGCCCAAAAAAACAGCGCCGAAGCTCAGCTTCGAGGAGGAGTTGGCGCAGGTAATAGCCCCTCCGGTACCAGTCGCGTTCAGGGCACCAAGCCGACAAAACGAAATCACCTGCACAGGTGACGATTCCTCACCTATACAGGTGACTGTATCATTATTGACTTCAGAAACTACCAGAGAAGAACTTACTAAGGGCACGCCTTCCGCGTCGGCGGAGGCTGAGGGGGTCCAGCCTTCGGTGATTTCGGAATCAACTGTGAAACAATCGGCGGCGGCGGCGGCTTTAACCAGAGCTCCTAATACGTCGCCGCCGCCGCCTTTGATTGACTGGATGAGGCAAGGACTGAAGGCCTACCCCGGAGCGAAGGGGCTCGCCGGAGAACCGGACGATGCAATCTGCCGCCGTTGCCTGAGCGCTGGCACCCCAGACGAGGTCTCGGCAGCGCTCGTATGCATGCACAAAGCCGGCAAGGCACCGCTGAAGTCGTGGGCCTGGTTCACGGTAGATATAATTCGGCAACACATTCCAAGGAGGAAAAAAGCATGATCCCAATCTCGTTCGAAGACGACCGATCCGAAGAGGACGTGTACGCATTCCAGGTACGCCGAATGCGCCACATGAAGGGTTATCCGCGCGATAGCGACCAGGAGTGGATAGACATCGCGCGCAAATATACGGCCAGTGTATTGGCCCTGGGTGATGCGATCTCCCAATTAATTGAGGAGTGCCTCTCGTGCCCCTCGTGTGCGGAGCTTAGAACTGCACTGATCGCTCGCCGTCCGGATCCGGAACCGGAGTGGAAGCACGCGCCCCAATCGCAGCCCAAAGAAAGCGCTTTGGCCAAGTTCTTTGAAGAAAACGATCAAATTATGGTGCACGCCCGCCAGAAGGAGCGCGAGACGCAAGAGAAAGACCGGCGCGTCAAAGAATTGCTCGGGATCCATGATTTCATGGTGGTGTGCTGGCCACAGAGATTTTGGGCGGAGCGCGAACTCGGGTATGCCGTCACAGCTAAACAAGTCGAAGAAATAGAAGACTGGCTTAGCGTCCTGACGCACGCACCCAACGTGGTAATAGGCAAAGCGCAACGCGACCGCGGGGAATTGGCAGTCATGTTCCGCGAGGGAGGCGAGTCATGAGCACGCGCAACGAAGAAACGGAAACACGCTTAAGCGAGGAGCGCGCCTTTGCGCTCGCATCGCAACTCACGCTCATCACGGGCTTCCCGAACCGGAACGAAGCCCTCAAGGCGGTCGGCGAATGGTTAATCGACGTCTGCAAGACGGAGCAACGCGCGAAGCGTGTGGTCAACGACGCAACCCGCAACCGGGACGAAGGAGCGAACTGGGGTGGGTTGCCTGAGCTACAAGCTCGGTTCGACCGCATGGACCGCATGTTCCCGCCCGCGCCGCGCGGCCCCTGGTTAGCGTTTTGAAAGAGGCCAGCACGCCCCCCCCAGAATAAAGCAGTAAAACGCACCACAGAAGCCACGATTGTACGAGATAGTGCCGAATCGGAGAAAACGCAATGCCAAACGAAGAAACGGAAACACGCTTAAGCGAGGAGCGCGCCTTTGCGCTCGCATCGCGACTGACACTCATTCCCGAGTTCCCGAACCCCCGCGAAGCTGTTCTGGCCGCCGCGGAATGGCTGGTAGACGTTTGCAAGACGGAGCACCGCGCGAAACGGCTCGTAAACGACGCCACCCGCAACCGGGACCAAGGCGCGAGGTGGGGTGGCCTGCCTGAGCTACAGGATCGGTTCGATGCCATGTTCCCGCCCGTCAAGCTGGGCACATGCCAAGACTGCTACGACTACGGCGTGGTGAACCACGCCATCAACCGGGGCGTGCTGCCGGCGCGCTGGTGCCGATGCCCGGCGGGTGTGGCGCGGCGGCGGCGAGAACCGAACCTCCTGGTGGAGATCAACGCGCGGCAAACGGGCAAGGCCCTTGACGAATTGAGGATAGTCCATGCCGACCTCCTGACGGAGATTAATACGCGGAAATCGGCGGAGATTAAGGCGCGGCAATCGGGAGGCGAATCATGAGCACGCGCACCGAGCGCCTCGCGAAGATTGACCGTCTGATCGATTATTTGGCGCGGCAGCGCATTTGGTTTCCGGAGCCAGGCGCGAACTGGGGATCGCTACTCGACTTTGCGGATCTGACCGAGGAGGAGATAGATCAGGCTCGCATCGCGCTAGCCGCCTACGACCGGAACGCGGGAGGCGAGTCATGAACATCCTGCAGTACTGCCTGCTCAAGCACTCCGGCCGCACCCCGGCGCAGCTCGGGATCTTCGACGAAAGGCCGGAACCGCCGCTAGGCGCCGGCGTTACCGTCAGCGTGGCCGCGGACGGCCGGCTGGTAGTCAGGTATCGGCTGGGGCACGGCGAAGCGCTGTACCGCCTCCAGAGGCCCAAGGATGGCAAGCCCAGGAGGAAAGCGCGACCCTACTCCCAGTTTCAAAAATGGGAAAAAGACGCCAACGCGTGGCTCCGCACGCAATTTTCAGGAGGAAAGACGTGAACGAAACAATGCTCGAACAAATCGCAGAGAAACACCGGGTGCCGTGCAAGCTCACGGGGCAGACCAACGACGATGAGAAGATCGTCCCAGGCAAGCCGTCTGTGGCAGGACGGGCCGGCCCTGATGATCTGCTATACCGACGACGGGTGTAAACTAACGCTCCGCCAAAAAACATACGGCCAGGGAGACGCGGTTGTGCGGATCACCCAAAACGCTATGCCGAGTTCTGCGCGGAGATCCGGCAAGATCACAAGAGCGTCGAGCGGGCCATCCGGGTGGTGGGCGTTAGGCGTTTCATGATAACCAAAGGGAACTCCCGCCCGTTCGGCCCAATCCGACCGGGCTCAGGCAGCGGGGCACTATTCGACTAAAAAACGCGCCGCCGGGGGGTGGGAGGTACCAAACCATCACCCGGCGGCTCCCAAGAGGGAAACTGCCGTTTTGGAGGCCGCCCAGACATGACCCAACTACAATCCAAGATCAACGCCCGCATCGCCGCGTTCCTCGCTCGCCAGCGTTGCGATGCCTCCGATTATGCCGGCCTGCCGGCGCGCGCGGAAACGCGTGCTAAGATGGCGCGTGAAGGAGTACTCACTTTGAACTACAGACAAACTTTTCTCGATTGTTTGATCGGCCTCCATGTGGACGGCTTAACTCCAGTGATTATCCACGCGCTCTACGACGGTATAGCGCGCAACCCGGCGCCGTTCATGACGGCGTGCACGGAAAATTGGGGCAATGAACGCAAGGCCGGTCCGGCGCAGACCGAAGCCGTGCGTGAGCCGACCGGCGCGGGCAGGACCGCAGGCGCTGGCGGCGGATCGTCCGGTTAACCGTTTCGCCGCCTATTAACCCGGCCGCCGGCGGCCGAGGCGGCGCCGCACATGCGGATCGCGCTTTTCCTTTCCTCCGATGACTGAGGGGCGCGATCCGTTAGCGGTAAAATCTGAGCATGCACCTGCCCGCCTGTCTCCTCCTCCTCTCGTCAGCCTTCACCATCCCGCTCTGCGCGCAAAAGTGCACCGTGGCCGCGCCCTGCCTGCGCTACTCGACGAGCGGCACCAATACGCTCAATGTGCCCCTGCCGGCCGGCTGGACGATCAACCAGTCGGGCAGCTCGGCGGCAGCGCTGGTGCCCGCCGCGCCATCCATCACAGCGACAATCGCCGGCGGAACCATGACGTTTGCTTGCGCGGGGCTATCTCAGATCGCGCAATTTGCCGGCACGCCCTGCCCGCCGGCCGTCAAAGTGAGTGGAGCGCTGCCGGGAACGATCTTCGCCGGCCTAACCTGGCTGGGGGTTCTCCACGTCGGCCTCCAGGCGCCGGGAGACACGCTGGCATGCGGTGTTTGCGCGCAGGATTCCGCCCTCAACCCGATACCCGGCGAGTATCCTATCGCATCCGCGCAGATCGCGGCCGGCGCATTCCGCGCGCTCGAAGCCGCGTGGACTGGATACCCGGCACTGCCACGCGTGGTGGTGCAGACCTGCACTGGCACCGTCACGCAGACACCGACTCAGGTGGTTGTCGCGTGCCAGTGACCACCAGGTGGAACCATCGGCATCTGGTAACGCCCGATGGCGATCTTTCCGTTGCGCAATACGATTACGCCAACTGCCTACACATTTTCATGATGCGCGACGGGTTCTCGCGCGAGCGGAAGCAGATGTGGGAGTGCATGGGGTGCGGGCGGAAATTCACCGAGGGCGGGCAGGATCGTGGGTTTGCCATCTTTTCCAAGCTCGCACCGATGTACGCGAAGCAGTATTCCATCAGCAGGGCCATGCGGGAGACCGGCCACAGCTTTTACGTGGTGCGCAAGTATTTCCGAAAAATGCAGGCGATCCGGGCTGGCCAGGGCCGGCCAGGGTAAGTGCCGGTTTGCGGGGGGGGCCATGTCCATGCCGAAACGTGCGGGGCTGCGCCCGCCAAACCAGCGCTAAAAGCCGCGAAAAGCGCGTGAACGCGCGTAATTAGGCCAGTTTTGACGCATAAGGTAAAGCATCTGCTATAGTGAAAACCGAGCGAACTGGGGTACTGATATCAATCGCTTACAGACCCCGCTCGGAAGCCCCTTTAATGACAGCCAACGCCGAACCCGGCAAGGTGGCGATTTACGCTCGGGTTTCCACGGTTGATCAGGACTGTTCGCTACAACTCAACGAGCTGCGCGCATATTGTAAACGGAGAGAGTGGCCGATCCACGAAGAGTACGTGGATACCATTACGGGCAAAGCCGCATCCCGCCCGGCGCTCGATAAACTTCTGAAGGATGCCCGCGCGCATCGCTTTGAAGCGGTCGTCGTCTGGAAGATTGATCGATTTGGCCGATCCGTCCGCAACTTCACGGAGCACCTGCAACAGCTCGACGGCTGGGGAGTTCGCTTTCTGGCTATCACACAAAATATCGACACAAACAAAGCAGACCCCATGTCCCGGCTGCTCATGCATGTTCTCTGCGCGTTTGCGGAGTTCGAACGCGAAATGATCGTCGAGCGCGTGCGTGCCGGCATGGCGGCGGCCAAACACAAGGGCGTCCATTGCGGGAGGCCGAAGGCCGTTGTGGATAGGGATAAAATCAGGATCATGCATGCGGCCGGCTATTCGCTACGCGCCATCGGCAAAAAACACGGCATCAGCTACGACACCGTGCGTCGGATTATCAACGGGCCTGGTCGCGCCTTCACCGCTTCTTGCCCGCCTTCGGCCGCCCCATCTTGAGCACGCCCCTCTTGATGTCCCAGTGCGGCTGTTTGCATCGGGGGCACCGGACAGGGCGCGACTCCACCCGCTTCAGCCAGCCGTGGCCGCAACGCAGGCACGCACAACGCATTTCGTTTAGCTTCACGCCTCGCATCATAGCATGGTTTTAGGCATTTCGCCAGGGTTAACCTTCGGCTATATTTATTTTCGCTAAACCTTGACGCAACGCTACTCTTATGCGAGTATAGATACAGGAGCACAACATGACGAAACTAATCGTATTGAGGCGCTACGTGGACGAGCCGGAAGCTGGTTTTATTTTGCGGCTGCGCACCACTATCGACTATGCTGCACCGGGCACGCGCTTCGCGGTGATCTCGCAAGACACGTTACGCAAAGTCCGCGCGGCGGGAATCACAATCCCGCTGCACGTGCTGAAGGTTTCCGCATGACCACTGACCAAGCCAACCACGCGCGCCTCGACGTAGACCGGATATTCGCGTATGCGCGCTTCGACACAGACCGGATGTTCGCCTCTGCGCGCTTCGACGCAGACCGGATATTCGCTTCTGCGCGGTTCGACGCAGACCGGATGTTCGCTTCTGCGCGCTTCGACGCAGACCGGATGTTCGCGGCTGCCCAGTAATAACCAAAGAGAGCGCTGAATTCTCTTGACGCAACGCTACTCTTATGCGAGTATATATATAGGAGCACAACATGAGCACCCAAACACAAAGCGACCAAACGCAAAAAGAAGAGAATGGCATCCCGGTGCAGGCCTATTGCTGTGGCCCCCACGGGTATCTTACGCGGGCTATCTATCTCACACTCAGGCTACCGGGACACGCTTATTTCCCGGGCGATGCCGATGCTCCCGAGGTACGTCTGGCGGAGTCGATTCAGCCGGCATTCCCGACCGGCTGGGCGGAGGAAGTTAACGAGTGGAATAAGTTAGTGCGCGCCGCTCGGCGCGGGGAGGCAAAGCCATACTTCGCCTGACTCCCTGACGGGCGAAACCGGCGAAAAAGCCGGTCGGAGGAAACACATGATCTACCAGGTAGAAACAAATCAATCGACGAACCGGAAGGATATCCCTTACGGGACCGTCGTAACGCCGGCGCTGCCAAGTTGGGAAGCGGCGCTCGAAGCAGCCAAGCAATTCCGGGCTGCCCGCGATGCCGAATGGAAGGCGCAAGTCGAGGCCATTGACAGTTTCTTTGACCGTTTCGGTGTGCGGCTCATCCGGCCGCGCGCCGGGACGGCGGGCACCAATTGGGGGCGGCACTGGCCATGGATAGTTAGCGCCGTCGCGCGCGAGGATCGACAATCCGGCTCTACCGCCGCGCCACTGCGCAGGTATGAGATCGCCGCGTCAAAACAGGAATAACCAAAGAGAGCGCTGAATTATCTTGACGCAATACTACTCTTATGCGAGTATAGATACAGGAGCACAACATGAGCACCCAAACACAAAGCGACTTGCAAAACGAAGAGAAATACGCCATCGAATTCTGCGATTTCGAGTTGTCCGGCTACGAGCCGGAGGCCGAAGACGAAGAGATCGAAAACGAATACCGCTGCCCGGTGTGCGAGAGCCACGAGCTGCAATACATGATGCACTACCCGCTGTCGGCCGACGATGCCACCACGGAGCTCTACCAGTGCGGCCAGTGCGGCGCGATGGGCGAGGCGGACGACTGCCGCATCAACCCGCCGGCACTCGGCTGGCGGCAAGCCGGCACGCTGCCGCCCGCCGCGCCCGCGGCGCGCAAGCCCGCGCAGGTGGAAGACGACATGGAACGCGCCCGGCGCTACGGCAAGGGCGATCAGGAGGTGGCGGCATGATTGGCCTGGCGCAAGCACTTCGCGAGAAGGTCCTCTTCCCGCCAAATCAGCCAGTCCGGCTGGCGCTAAAATACGCGCAGCCCAAGATCGGCAAGTCGCCGTCTGGCGACGACTACGCACTATTCACCACCACCGACAATCGCGTCTTTTTTTTGGACTGCGACGAGGCGCGCGTGATCACCGGCGCGGGCATCCCGCCAGGCCAAGACATCGACGTCACGATGCGCTGGTCGGGCAAGCGCGGCGACCCCAAGATCTACGGGGTGTCGCTGCCGTCTGGCACGGCCGCCTACGGCGCGCAGCCAAACGGCACCTTCGCAGTGCCGGCCACCCAGCACCCAGCACCCAGCACCCAGCCAGAGCCAGAGACCAAATTGGAATGGGAACTGCGGACGTCGCTGGAATTGCAAGACCTAAAGCGCAAGCTAGCGCTGGCGGAACAGGAAAAACGAGCGGCAGCCGCGCCTCGCGAGCAACCGGCTACCGCCCCAGTCGTGCATTCCCAGGTCAACTCAGGTCAACCCAGGAACGTCGCCGCCACAAATCATAGCACCACGCCCATGACCGGGCAAGGGGAGACGCTATTGCAGAGCGTCAACCACGCAGCCAAAGAGTTGTTTGGTGTGTACGTGGACGTGCTGGCCTGGGCGCGCGAAGAGCACGGCAGCGAACTCGCGCGGCCCGAAGACGTGCGCGCGCTGGTGACGAGCTGCTTCATCGAAGCCAACAAGCGGAGAGGCTGCTGAGATGTTCGCCACCCTGCAGGCCGTGGATCGCCAAAGAGCCACGGCCTGGTTTTTTCTCGCATTTTCCACGGCCTACGGTCTGCGCATCCTGCTGTCGATGCCCGCGAGCGTCCGGGAGCAGGCCGCATTTTACTCGCTGGGAGTAATCGCGCTTTCGGTGGGGCGGCTGCTGGGGGTGCGGAATCCGGTTCCGTGCCCCGAGCTGCTGCTGCTGGCGGCGGACAGGATCAAGATCCTATGCCTGACATCGTACAAGGCACCGGCGGCCGACGAGTTCCTACTGGCGTTTGATCGCAACTTCGGCTACGCGGAGATGTGGGTGGGGCGATTATTCCACCTGCTGCCGCTGGTGGGCCGCTTTTTCGAGACGCTATACTTCGGCGAGATGCTCGCCATTCCGCTGTTGTACGTGGCGCTGCCGGCCGACGCGCGCAAGAAATACGGTGCGGGCGTGATCCTGGTCGGGGCGATTATTCCACTCCTGTATCGGCTCTGCCCAGGAGCGGGTCCGGGCTACCTGCTCCCCAATTTTCCTTTCGCCGTGCCGGCGCTGCTGCATCCGCATGCGCGCATGATCGAGGCGGCGCTGAATACCACCCCCAGCGGGCACTTCGGCTGGGCGCTCCTGATGTTCTGGTTTGCCAATCGGCACGCGGGCCGAGGCGTGCGGATCGCGGCCGGATGCTTCGCGCTGGCCATGGCTATCGCCACCCTCGGGACCGGGGAGCATTACATCGTGGACCTGGTGGTCTCGGTGCCGTTCACGGCCGCAATCTGGGCGGCGGTGCATGGGCAATATCGGTGGGCGGCCATCGCTATGGCGGTCACGGCTGTTTGGTGTGTGGGGCTGCGGGATGGCGCTGCGTTGTCGATTGCGCCGGGGTGGGTATGGGTGTTGACGGCGGCTACTATCGCGCCGTTCGCACTTTATGACGCGGCCGAGCGGAGGCTGCTGTGAGCGTCGTGCGGTGCGGACACTGTGGCGTCTTCTACTGGCGTTACTGGGGTGACTCACTCCAGGACGCCCCCCGCGGGTATTGCTCCATTGCGTGCTGGCGGGATCGGCGGAAGAAACCACTTCCGCTTTTCTCCGCGCCCTACTATCGCGCCTGTCTACTGGCACATCGAGCGGAAGTGCACGGAACCGACGATGTCAACTCGTGGTTCAATTGCCCCGGCTGCGATCAAATCGAGGCAGAGTACCAAAGGAGCATTACGTTGAGCACAAGCTACGGCTTCAATATCGCGGATACCTGGTTCGAGTGTGGCCGCTGCCGGCAGCGCTTCATCGCGCGCTGCCGGCCGGGGCGGGCGAAGTACTGCCCAGCATGCCGCGAGGCGATCAAGCGGGAAAGGCAGGGGCGGCAATATCGCGAGAAGCTGGCAGCGCGGAAGTGCGCGCACTGCGGCGCACTCGCGCAGATTGTCGCGCCGGCAAAAGAAAACTGCCTGTGTTGGGATTGCGCGCGTTTGCTGGCGCGCCGGATCATGCTGGATGAGACTGGGGGCGGAATATGAAACCGCCTCTTGGGGGCAAGCCTGGGTGGTGGAATTGGTTTTGCGAGTGGGTAATTATGATAGCGGCCCTGCAGGTTGGCTATCGTGGATACGGATTGCTCGGCTTCTTTGCCGCCGGGTTACTCCTCGGCTGGATTGAGGATCTGCGAACCGCGCGGCGGCCAAAGTGCGGCTGCGGCAGAGCCCCAAGCGTCACGATAGGATCAACTCCCGTCTGCGCAGACTGCGTGAATCTGCTGGTGAATGCCCGAATGGGCGCGCCAGCATCCAGCACCCAACATCGAGCCCTCGCTGCGCCAGCGCCCATGAGCATCTGCTGGGGCGGCAAAAAGTGAAAGGCGCGAACGAGCGCGGACGGATGCTAGTTCGAATGTTCATCCGCCCGGAGGCCTGCGCGCCTTGATGGACTGCGTCTGAGTCCAGCCCATGTTAGCAGGGTGCTCAGGCGGCTTCGAGTGCGGCAATGAGAGCCAGGTCTTGCGCCACGATAGCCTTGAGCGCGGCAATCTGCTGCGCAGGCGATTGCACCATGAGCACCTGAGAAGCCGGGTTCCACTGGCTGAGCCAGAGCGGGCCTGTGGACGTAGTTGACGCGAGCGCCGTGTTCAGAGCGTTGGCCGGCACGAAGTAACCCGGCGCGCCAACACCGTTCTTCTCGACAGCCTCCACGAGCTGCTGAGCGTTGCCGACGCCGGGGATGTACCACCAGGCGTACTGCTGGGCCACCAGTTCGACAAAGTTGGCCTGAGCCGGATCGAGCGCCAGCGAGTAGTCGCCGCCGGACTCCTCCAGCACCACGGGGACCAGATTGGAGCCCCACTCGGGCATGAGCATGTTGGCGACGGCGATGGCTTTTGCCAGCGGGCAAAAGACGCCATCTAAATTGATAGAGGGTCCGGCCGGCACTCCAGGCGGAGGCGTGGTTTTGACCATTACGGGCAGATAGCTTGGGGGGGGGTAAACGATTTTGGTTGGCACGTCATCAGAATACCAGATGCGCCAAATTGTGGAAGGGGGAAGGGGGGGGAACTGCGGTGAGGGATTACCGAGTGACGATGCCGATGACGGTCTAAAGGCTGCGGGCGTGAGCACGATCGAGCAGCCGGCGAGAGCGGGGCTGGACAAAGGCGCGCTGTTGGCCGAGGCCGCTGCCGTGCAGCGGGTGCTGGAGCCAGAAGTCATCATCGTCGTCGCCCCAATCGTCCCAGTCGCATAGCACGTCAGTGCAGCTTCGCATCGCGTGTCCTAGGCTGTTCGCTGGCCCACGCGCTGCGGATTGCCCGCGAGCGTCTCCATCAGGTCAAAGCGCCCAGCGAATGAGCCAGTGCGCGGCCGCACTCGGCGCGGGCGCCGTGGCTGCGAGGTCTACGAAGAGCTTGGCACCGAAGGCGATCAGCGCGCTCGGCCCTACGGGCACGTGGAGGCCCAGGCGCCGTTGTAGCACCAGCCCGTGTACTGAGAGAGGCCCAGCGCCACGGAGGATTGGGCCGCCGCGTACAATGCCAAGATCTGCACACCCATTTGATTGGATGTTTCGCCGACAGTGGTACCAAAGCTGCCTACTTGCTCGATAGTAGTTCCCGCCTGGAGTGCTGCGATCTGTGCCGCGTTTGCGCTTGACCAGTTTGAGCCACAACCAGGACAGGCAACAGGGGTCGTGGTCGTCAGCCAGAAAATATAGGCGACGGTAGCACCCGAATTGTTCGGGGTCACGCCTGCATTGATCACCTGTACGGCAGGATTGTACGTGCCGCCCGTGGCGGAGCCTGCGCATGTGGCTTTGAAAGTGAAGCTGGTGGAGTTTGCCGAAACCGCCGTGCCGTTGATGTTATAGGCGGCCACCGATGAGCCGGCGATTTCAAAACCTTGGCTGGCAACCAGGGCATTTGCCACGGTTACAGTCGCTACGCTCGACGTACAGGTGATCGTGCTGATGGTGGCAGCGGAGAGGCTCAGCGCGACGAATAAAGACAGGATAATTGTTTTTCGCATTGTGGAAACTAAAAGCCGCTGCCTTTAGGCATGCGGTCGCTTATTTGTGTTTAGTACCCTTCGAGGAACAGAAACCCGGTTGATGTGGTGCCAGTCACGGTAACCGCCGTCGTGCTCACGCTGGTTATCAGCGTCGTTGCAAGACCGTTTGTGCTCATCACAGTCGGCGTAAAAGAAAACGCAACTGGGAAATTGTAGCTGGCAGTGCCCACGGCAGCCGCGCAATAAATGACGATTTTTTTGAACGAACTTCCTGCGAACGGCTGAGAGAACGTACACGTACCGCTAGTGGACGGAGTGACCGAAGTTTGGGTGGCAGTCTGGTTTGACGTCAGAAACGTTGCATTTCCAAGATGGTCAATGGCTGCTTTTTGCACTCCCGATACACTAAATAAAGCGAAATTCTGGACACCCGATCCCACCGCCGTTTCGACTCGGTTGATATACAGATCGGTACCCCCCGCCGTGCCGGTTTGATTGTACGTGGGATTTATTTCTGCGGGCGTGTAGATACCGGAGGAATTGGTTGCCGTCCCAGTTGCGACGGTGACCGCCACGCCCGCCGAACTGTGGCCGTTATTGTGCAGCGTGAGGTTAGCATTCGCGGCGCCGGGTGTAATTGTCGCAGCATTTACAAGCGATATGCTGATAGCCGAGCTTGCTGGCGAAACTGTTAGAGTTCCGCAGAGCGTTGTAGAACTGGCTGTCGTACCGGGCGTTATTATGCACGATCCGCTGGTTGTGCCCTCAAGTGTGATTGTATTAATAGCCGGGTTTGCAGTTGCCGCCATCGCCGCGCTGGCCCCTGTCGAATTGCCAAAAACGGTATAAGCGGCTGCTGTGGCCGCCCCGGTGCCGCCGTTTGCAATCGCGAGCGGTAGCGCTGTGATGGTGGGCACGCCCGTGCTTGTCGTGTTGGTCAAGAGCCCGGTCGCGAGTCCGGCCAGCGAAGTGCCATTGATGGCGACAACAGTGGCCGCCTGCGACCCGCTCCCCGGCCCCGCCGTCACGTCTCCGGTCAATTGGGTGACGCCTGCCGTGCACGAGCCGCCGGGAGTGCAAATAACGCTGTCGATGGTGATCGACTGCGCCGCGTAGACTCCCGCGGTGGCTTTGATCGTCGAGTTGTCGGGCTTGGAGCAGCCGATTTGCGAGGCGGTGGCCCCAAGACAGGCAATCGTCCCGGACGCGGTGATGGTGCCCCCGCTCAGCCCGGTCCCGGCTACGATACTGGTGACAGTGCCCGACCCAGACCCGCCTGCGGTCACGGGCGGCGTAACGATTTGCGCGCATAGCGTGAGGCACGCGGCGAGTGTTCCGATGAGGAGTTTGCGCATGTTAGTTCCTTAAGTCATAGGACAGGACTATTTGATCTCCGCTATTCCCGCCGTCGATCCATAAAAAAGACAAATCGATGGCGTCCGACCCCGGCGCGGCGCCGGAGGTGTCGGAATACGAGCACCCTGGAACCGTGGCGGACGTGGAGGCGCAGAGCTGCGCGGTCAGGTTGCCGGACGTGGTAGCGACCGGGACTGTGCCCGCTGTGTACGCCGACATATCCATGACGTACCCCAGGCCCGACCCGCCCGCGAGCATCTGGATGAACACGCGGTTCACTGGCGTGCTCACGGTGGCGAGCCGTATGGGCGTGCCGGCTGTCACCGTCAAAATCTTGTTGTAGCGGGGGCCTGAGTAGATGCTGGTGGCGAACAGGCACACGAGCACTGCGATTTTCTTCATAGTGGGTGGTTCCTTCTATTGCTGAGTGGTGCGAGGCATATGGCCAGTGTGCCAATGAGGAGTTTGGGCACGAGTGGTGCCGTTTTTCCAAAGCGTGAGGGCTTTGCCGATGGTCGTTGGGCTCGGATTCTCCGCGCCGGCAGCGGCTCCAAGCGTCTGGAAATCGGCCATTTGCGGATCTACTTTATTCGCGACCATGTAATCCGCGATCTTTACCGCCCGTGCATCTTGGTGGGCGTTGATAATCTCAGCGGCGCGCAATTCAGGACTTTTTCGGACTCCGGCGGCGGTGTACGCAGAGCGCGGCGATTCCGGCTGAAACACAGATGCCATTTGTTCTGGCGTGGGCTGTGCTGCGGGTGCTGGTGCCTCGAATCCCTTTGGATTCGACGTAGCGACATCCACAGTTTGCGCGCCAGCATTGCGCAGGGCCTCCAGGCGCGTGTTGCCGTCGCCCAGGACCACTCCACCCTTGGTGGGATCGTAGCGGCCATAGAGCGGCGGCGGCGTTTCGCCGTTTTGGATGCGCGCCCCGTACTCGGATACTTTCGCGCCTTTGCCGAGGCCGTAGGGGTTTTCGGTGGGGATCACGTCGCCGATGGGCACCCGGAAAATGTTAAGGCCAGGACCTAGCGTGTCTTCGTAGCCCGGCTGGGTTTTGCCGACGTTGGGGTACACGGTTGCGGGTGCTGGGTCCTGGGTGCTGGGTGCTGGGCTCGGCGCGGGCACCGTGCCGGACGGCTCTACCGTGCGCGATACGGCGCCGGCCGCTTTGGGCGTGGGGTCCATGCTTGCGGCGATACGGCGGACCACGTCCTGCTGGTCTGCGCTCAGCTTGGCGAAGCTGGCCTTCGGGCCGAGCTGGCCTTTGGCGATGTCGTCGAGCAGTTGCGCCTGCGCCTGCGAGTCCGGCGCTGGTGCGGCGCTACCGTTGCCATTGCCGTTCAGGCGTTGCCGCATGGCGGTTACCGCGGGCGGCTCGCCCGGCAGCGCGCCGGGCACGTCGGTCGCGACATAAGGTGCTGGGTTCTGGGTGCTGGGTGCTGGGGGCGGAGCGGTTGGTGCGCTGCCATTGCCGTTCATTCGCATACGCGCCGCGGTCACATACGGCGGCTCGCCGGGGATATAGCCGGATGGCGTGCCTGTGGTGGCCAGTGGCCTGTTCATCGGCACTGGCGTTCCGGGCGCTGGCGCTGGCGCCTGCGTGCCTTCCGGCTGGGGCGGCAGTGGCGTGCTCACCGGGGCGGTGGCCACGGCCCCTTCTGGGGCTGCCTCGGTCGCTTCCGGCACAGCGTCTGCTATGGCTGCCTTGCCGGCTTCCATGCCGGCTTTGAGCCCTTCGCCCATCATCCCCGTCCCCTTCCATACGGAACGGCTACCGACGAGCCATGGGACGGCAGGTATGCCTTCTGTTAAGTGGGCGGCGAGAGCACCTGCGCCCGCCAGCGCTGCACCGCCGACGACTTTAGGGCCTCCGGCTTTGACTGCCGCGCCTGCAAACTTGGCGGCGTTCACGCTCGCATCCACAGCCGCGTCCACGTTGCCTGCGCCGCCTACTGCGAACGGCAGAATCAGCGCAGCCGCGTGCTCCGCGGCCTGCTCGTAGTTGCCCTGAGCCGCGGTGTCGGCCACGCGCTGCGCGCCGGCTCCCACGATAGGTACGGCCCCGGCCAGATGATAAGTGGCGTCTGCCAGATGGCCGGCCAGCATGGCCTGCCCGGTTTGGCTGAGTTGCGACCAGACGCGCGCAGGCTCGCCTTTGAGCCCGTTGATTACGCCTTTGACCCCGGCGGTTACGCCATCCGCGGCTGTTTGATCGCCGGTGAACGCGGTCTTGACGATATTGGAAATGAGCGGGCCGCCGATGTCATTCCAGAAGGTGCTGCCGATGGTGGGCTTGGCCTGCGCTGCGGGCGCGGGCTGGGAAACCGGATCTCCGAATTGGTTTACAGCGGCAGCGGGCGCGGGCGCGGAGGCAGCGGAAACCGGATCTCCGAATTGGTTCACAGCGGCAGCGGGCGCGGGCGCGGAGGCAGCGGAAACCGGATCTCCGAATTGGTTCACAGCGGGGTCGGGCATGTTATCGCTTTGCGTAGGATGTGTGGCCGTCCGGGCCGATGTAGACAGTGCCCGAGGGGAGCGCGTCCCGCTGGGCCTGCGTAGTCACGCGTTGCGGAGCGCTTGGCGCGGCGCTCGCGTTCGGGTACGGCGTGGGCACCCTTGGCACCTTTCCGCCGGGATACGCTTGCACGTTCGGGTAGGAGCGCTCAAGCGCGCCGGCCGTGCCGTTATACCGCGAGGCTGAACTGTTCGCGATAGTCTTCACCCAGGCTTCCGTTTGGTTTAACTTGTCGGGGTTTACTGGCACATTGTGGAATATATTGTCCAGCGTGGATAGTGCTTCGTCCTGGGCGCCCCCCTTGCCGAGTCCAGAGGCTACCGCCGGAATTCGCCGCATATTGAACATAGCGACGTCTGCGGCTGCGGTTAGGCTCTGCAACCCCGCGCCGGCCACGCCGTTCCCTGCGCGCGCCATATCGATACCCTGTAAAAGCGTCCCCGTGGTGCCTAACGTCTGCTGGTGATCGTCGGCTGCGGTCTGTACCAGGCCCCTGACGGTGCGCTGCTGCTCGAACGCGTTCTGCGTAGCTGCGCCCGCGGCGGCCACCCCTACCTCGGTGCCTGCGCGCGCCGCGGCTTCCCCGCCCGCTACTTTGGCCGACTGCGCGGCGGCTTGCGCCAGGCTCGTCGGATTGTTTGTTTTGGCGTAATCGGTTACGTCCTTCATCACGTCCTGGGAGGCTTTATAGTCTCCCGAGCGCTGTGTCAGTGCGTACCGGGTCTGATAATCCTGCTCGGCTTCGGGATTAAATCCAAGCATCCTGTGAATCATGGCGGGTGCCGGATCGGTGCCGTTTACCAGGCCCTTGGTCCAGTTTTGAATCACCGAGAGCTGGTTCTGTAAGATCCCGCTATTGGCGATCTCGCCCGGAGTTTTAGCCGCGGCCGATGCCGCATCGGCGAGATTCTTGGTGGTTTCCGCCGCACTCTTGGCGTTGGCCACGAGCGACTCATGCGCGCCCATGAAGCCGAGGTGCATCGCCAGCAGGCTTTGCGCCTGTTGCGGATCGTTTGGCAATGCGTCCGGCATCACACTGGGATCGTCCGGTGCGAGCTTCCGCACCAGATCGCGGACGCCAGCGTAATTGGCTTGCTGGTCCTGGGGCGATGCGTAGTAGAGTCCGGTGAGGGCCTTGCCCGCGTCCGTATGGTTCTTGTCTGTGATCTCCTGCTGCCCCTTGGTGAGGTCCTGATACTGCGCGGCATACTTCATCTGCTGGGCCGCCAGACCCATCAAGGTGTCGCCATGGACGCCTTTTGCCGCCAGGGTGGGCAGATCCAGGCCCAGGACGGGCGGCCGGCCCGGCAGTCCCGGCTGCGCGTTCTGTTGCGGCGCGTTTTGTGGGGGGGCGATTGTTTGCGGCACGCCTCCAAATTCATCGGTTGCCGCCGCCGCGACGGGGACGCCGCCGAATTCGTCTGCCATATTAGGGTTTCCTATATTGAGTCACGCCGTCGCTGCCGATATAAATCGCGCCGGACGGAAGCGCGTCGAACTGAGACTGCGAAGTGACGCGCGGGGACGCGCTAGGCATCCTTGGCGCAGCGCTATAGCTGGCCATCCTGGCGCGCGCCGCTGTGACTTGGGGTGGTTCTCCAGGCAGCGCGCCTTGCGGCACGGCAGGGACCTGCTGGGCCTGTGCAGGGGCTTGGCTCATCGCGTTCTGACCTTGGCCGGCCGCGGGGTTGTACTGCATCCCCGGCGCTTGCGCCACGGGCGTAACCAGCCCAGCGTCCGGCTGCGCCTGCTGCTGCATCTGCGCATGGCCGCGGTTCATCATGGCTTGCCGGATGATTTCCTGGTCGGAGATCTGGTTCTGGGTCATCGTGTTTTGAAGGCCGATGCCCGTGGTGCTGGCCTGGGTCTGCGCATTCTGCGCCTGCGCGTTGCGCAGCGCCTGCAATTCCTGCGCGCTTTGCAGCGGGCTGGTGTATGTCGCGGGCGTGATCTGCGGCGGGCGCAGATCGCTATCGGGGGGGGCGAACTCAATTGCCATGGGATTATGTATTCTATGGACTGGAATTTTCCTGATGACTGCACATTCGAGGAGCTGGCGCGCTCGTTTTCAGGCCCATACTGGGAGCAAGCGGAGCGGATGTACAAGCGAGTGAACTACATTCAAATCGTCCCTGACTTCCGGGAATTGAAGCCTGCCGAGCAGGCCCGATGGCTGTTAGGAATACGCGAGGCAGCTTGCAGTTTGGTCGCCATCGCCGCTGAAAAACAATTCAAAGCGCTGACCAAGTCGCCCTAAATTTCCAGAAGCAGCATTTCAACTTGGCAGGCTGCGGTATGCGCTAAAAGGGCTGGGGCAGTTATGGCCGGCGTGAAGCGGAACAGGTGCACGTCGCCGGGGAGCAAGCGCGCGAAGGCCGTGCCGGAAGCCGCCGTAAGGATATCGCAATAGTTGGTGGGGTCGAGGTTGATGAAGAGCGCATAGCCAACGTTGGCCAGGCTCGAAACCGGAATAGCCGTGCCGCCGGAAGTGGTCGGAACAGACATTACCTGCTGAGCGTACTTGGAGCCGGCGATGGCGACGTACACGCCGCTCGCGCCGAGTTGCACGCTGACGCCGCTCTCGGTTAGAGCCAACTGCGCAGTGAGCTGTATTGGCAATGACATTCGTTTGTTTCCTTTTAGAAGAGATTTGAGAGAAAGCTGCGGTTAGTGGCCGCTGCCTAAAACGGATGACCATGGATTATAGGCAGGCGCGGCAGCGCCGCCCCCACCGCCCCCACCGCCAGAGCTACCGCCGCCTCCGAAGAGAGTTCCGAGGAAGCTGCCATTTCCGTTAGCCGCGCTGACGCCCGCGGTCATGATATCGTTGCCGGCCTGGCCGATTCCGTTCAACATTCCGTTCCAGGCAGAGGCCGCGCCGATGTCACCCGCCGCGATGGCCTTGCCCGCGCCAATCTGCGTATTGCCGAGATAGTTGGCCGCACTGAGGGCGTTCGACGAGCTGAGGTCTTGCGCCTGAATTCCGGCCGTGCCGGCATACTGCGCCGCGTTGGTGTTGGTGGTGCCCTGGTACTGCGCAGCGTTCGTGTTTAAGCCGGCGGCGGTGGTTGCTGTTCGTGTTTAAGCCGGCGGCGGTGGTTGCGCCTTGCGTGTTGAGTGCGCCGGCCGTGCCCGCCGCCTGCGTGCCGAGCTGGCCGCCGAATTCGGTAGCCTGCTGGCCCATACCAGCAACGCTCGAAAGCCGGTTGAAGAGGTTGTTTTCGAAGTCTGGTAGTTATTAAACGCGACTGATAGTCGGTGTTGGCGGTTTGCTGGGTGTACTGTTCGAGTGCCTTCGACGCGCCGCCGGATTGAGCGGTGCCGCCGGCCGCCTGCGCGCGCTGCATGGCCTGCTGGCCTTGCTGCAGTTGGAACTCATAGCCGGGGTCTTGCGACTCCATCATGGAGGCGCTGAACGGCGTGTTCAGCGAGCCGCCCGGACCTGTAGCTGCCGAGAGTTGGCCCGCAGCCGTCGAGCCGGCCGAGGCATACGGATTCAGGCCGGCAATGGTCGAGCCGGCCGAGTTGAGTACATTCTGCGCGCCGGTGCCCGCCGCGCCAACTACATTCTGCGCGCCCGTGCCCGCTGCGCCAACTACGCCAGTGCCCGCTGCGCGTGGCGGCGGCGTTCGTGACGCCAGTGCCGGCCGTGGCGGCTTCGTTGGTGATCAGCGGATCTTGGGTGTTGGCGGCGCCGGTGACGGT